CCCCCCCGATTCAATCGGATAAACACCGTTTGAACGGCGATCCGCTCCGAGCAGCGTATTTGCCACTACTGGCTCAGCACCTTGCTGTCCTTGTAACTGAGAAGCCTCTGAGCCGTCTGCGCCGAAAGGAAATACTTCTCGTCCACTGAGTCCTCCAAGATGTCCGATAATGAACACTCTTTCCCGATTCTGTGGAACTCCGAAAAATTTGCTGTTAAGCACCTGCCATTCGACGCTGTACCCCAGTTCTTCCATCGTGCTGATGATGGTCTCGAATGTACCCCCCCTATCGTGGCTGAGGAGTCCTTTGACGTTCTCAGCGAATAGAATCCGAGGCTTCCTTTCTTTAGCAAGCCGCATGACTTCAAAGAAGAGAGTTCCTCTTGTATCGTCAAAGCCTCCTCGCTTTCCTGCAATCGAGAAACTCTGACAAGGAAATCCGAAACAGTAACAATCTGCTTCGGGTAGATCTCCGGGTTTGACTCCCTTAATGTCACCTGCATACCATTCATCATCTTTCACCTCGTGCATCGCCCTGTAACTTCTATCTGCGTACTTATCAATCTCGCAGTGTCCGACGCATTCATGGCCTGCCATCTCCATGCCGAGCCTGAATCCGCCTATGCCTGCGAAGAAGTCAATGAATCTCATAGTTCTCCCTTCTTCGACACTACTTTCTCTATTTCTTTCTCAAGCTCCTCTTCATCCATGAAAGCGAGCCTTGCCGCCTCATGGATCATCGCTCTCATCTCCTCTTCACCGTGTCTGGTGAGAAGAGTCTCTCTCATCGCATCTATCACTCCTGCGAACTCAGCGAGCAGGATCCACTCCGGAGCGCCCCCTATCTCTATCTTTCCATTTGCCGCTTTTATCATTTGTTTTTCTCCTGTCCCGGCGGATATGAGGCAAGGCATCCGCCGACTTGTCAACAAAGATGTTTCATTAAAACCAACTTCTACTACTACACGTGAGTTTTAACTTTTCGCCTTGCCCCTATTGATTTACGCATGTAGCGTCATCAACCTATCCATGTATTCATGAGTCCTCCGAATATCGTTATCGCTGTGAATGCGAGGATCTCAAAATATGTCTTTTTCGCTTCAGCCTTCAGTCTGTACCTTTTCACTGCTTGGCCTCCTTCCTGATGACGACGTGTCTGTACTCGTTGAGATTGCATCTGCACCCGGACTCGTCGTCGATGAATATGTCTATTGCATCTGTGCCGCAAGTATCGACTATCTCGAACTCGTCACCTTCGATGTCGATGACTGTCCCTATAGGCAACCACCTGCAAGCCGCATGACCGTACTCGAGATATGTTCCTGAACTTGACTCGTGTCCTTCGCCGTCGTTACATGTCGGACAGTAGCAAGTGATTCTGCACTGTCCGAGATCCACAGGTCTATTAAGATCCGCTGTCTGAGCCATGCTCAGCATCCCTGCGATGACGACTGCAACTGTCAGTTTAAGCACTCTGCATCACCGCCCGGTTCTTCATTGAGATCGATCCCTACATACTCCTTGACCTTCGACGGCCAGAAGATGTAGGCGTATCGCTTGTTGCACTTCACTGCCGCGCCGAACGGCACGACCTTCTGCTCCATCCCCCTGCGAAGCGTCAGTTCCGATGTGCCGATCGCCTTTGCTATCCGCCTGATGTTGCTCATAACTTTTCTCCCTTCATGTTCAAAAGTTTCGACGGCGTGTCCGTCACGCCTCTTTTCTCGCATACACTTTCGTGTCGTCTTCCGGATAATGCTCCGCAAGATCCATCACGGTCTCGATCGTAGAGATCGCACACATCGCCTCGATAAGCAGTGCCGTCTTGTCTTTGTATCCGATCTCATAGATATACTCGATGCTGTCCATTATCTTTCTGACTTCCTTGTCAGTCAGTGTTACTGCCATCGTGATCCTCCTTCCTTAATCTGCGATCAGCTCGAGAGATACCATCACGTAGTTAGCGATGCTCACAAGCTCCGATCCTGCGACCCTGTATGCCTCTCGGCACGCAGCCAACCACATCTCTTCGTTCGTTCCGAATGCTCCCTTGACCTCAAACTCGAAGTCGAGCATTCTCCTCAGCGGAAAACCGCCGTCAAATTTCGCCCTGAAAATAATCATGTGTACTCTCCCTTCCTGTTGGCATTTTGTCTACATATCAACTAAAAAAAATCGCATCACGCTGTTCCAGATCTGCAATGTTGAGCAGATCACAAATGGTCTGGATCTCAAATTGAGTAAAACTGACTTCGCCGTTAACTTTTCTGCGAAGACTGCCGTATGAGATTCCAAGCGTCTCGGCGATTTTTCCCTTCTTTATACCGGCCTGTTCGATTATCTGTTGAAGCAATGCCGTATTTGTCATGTGACTCACCTCCTCCGTGTTGGCATAATGTCTACACTCAGAAAATATCATATACGTTCTCTATTTGTCAACATTATATTGCAAGTTTTGTTGAATTTTTTTGAACAAAAAGTTATAATGATTGTGGAGGATAATATGAAAACAATAGGCGAACGTATTAGACAAAGAAGGATAGAACTTGAGATGAGTCAAGAAGAACTGGCTGTTAAGTTGGGATATAAGTCCAGATCTTCTATCAATAAAATAGAGAAAGACGGTCGTGAACTTAGGCAGAATAAGATAGTAGACATCGCAAAAGCACTACACACGACCCCTGCTTTTATTATGGGATGGACTGAAGAAGATCCTCTACCAGACTCACCCACCGAGAAAGAGATGAATCTGATCCAGAAGTATAGATCCTTAAACGATGAAGGTCAGGAAAAAGTCGACGAGTACGTAGATGACCTCGCCTCATCCGGGAAATATAAAAAACTTAATACGCATCCAATGGCTGATGAAGAAACAGCGTAAGAAATAAAAAAGTCGCCGCCCTGTGGGGACAGGACGGCATGACGGAGTGCTCCGCCGAAACTTTTGAACGGTTACAGTATAGCACTCCGAGGAAGATCGTACAATCGAAAGGAGTGATTTTTTATTATGAAAGCACCGAACGGAACAGGAGGAGTAAGAAAACTTTCGGGCAACAGGAAAAAGAAGTATCAGGCAGTAGTCACCGCAGGAGAAAAGATCGCAAATGGTAAGATCGTCCAGAAGCAGGTCTCACTTGGAGTTTACGAGACACGCAAGGAAGCGAGAGAAGCACTCGCTAAGTATCTCGTGAATCCAACCAACCTCGATGACAGATATATGACATTCGCTGACATATACTCTGAGCTGACTCCAACGTTCAAGAAGTCGATGCAGAGCGGATACCGATCAGCGTTCGCCATCTTCGGGCCGATCCATAACATGAAGATGAAAGACATCAAAGCTCGTCACCTGCAGATGGTAGCAGACACCACTCTCGGAATGTCAAAAAGCACGCAGAACAATTTGAAGGGACTTGCACATCTTGTTTTTCAGGAAGCACTTAAAAACGACATCGTCCTGAAAGACTACTCTCAGTTTATGTCGTTCTCGGAATCAGCATCAAAGCGGAACGGCAAAGCCTACTCGCAGGAAGAAGTATCTCGCCTTCTCGAGTACGGCCCCGACTGGCAGAAGATCCTCGTCTACACCGGGATGCGGATCAACGAACTGCTCCAGATGAAATGTGACGACGTTCATCTCGACGGACGGATCCCTTTTCTCTCGGTAACAAAATCTAAAACCAGAGCAGGCATCAGATCCATACCGATCCATCCGGAGATCCTTCCCATAGTCTCAGACAACTATGGGAGAAGCGACCGCCTCATAGCGTCGCCCGGGAGCTACTGTACAGCTCGAGAACACTTTAACGAGTTCAACAAAAGGAACGGCATTGGCATCGAGCATACACCGCATGACCTGAGGAGAACATTCTCATCCTATGCGAAGAGATGCGGACTCGATGACTTCTACCGCAAAACGCTCCTCGGCCACGCTCAGGGCAATCTGACCGATGACGTTTACACGGACGCATTCATGGATGACCTCTACAGTCAGATCTGCATGGTACATTTCAACTGACTGTAACATACCGAGTAACTTACGAGCGTGCTTTTTAGATGGTTTGAGACCACTCTTGAAACCTTGAAACCATTGGAATCATGCGATTTCAACACCTCGTGACTTAAATTCAAAACAATTTAGTGACGCTATAACTATTGAAATTTCAACATTCTTCCTCGGCAGTGTAACATACGAGTAACAAACAGCAGATTAGTGTAACATACATTAAATGAAAACAGGACTGTTGGCGCAGTCCTGTTTTCCATAACAATGGTACATGAAAGGAGGCACATTATGCGTGTATTTCACCTTAACATCTCGAGCGTCTCGACCTTCTGCTTCAGCTCATCGATCCTTTTCCACTGAGCCTGATCGTCCTTTTCATTTATAGCCATGCGCTCGACCAGTTTATTATGTTTCTCGACTTTTCGTTCGAGCTGTTCTATGCGATAGTTCGATAGTTTGTTCGCCGTCAGTATACCTGCGATGCTTCCGAACAGTGTCCCGACGAGACTCAGGACTGCGACCACTATTGCTTCTGTCATCTCCGGTCACCTCACTTCAGCAATTTGTTCACGATCTTCTGGATCTCCGTCGGATCATATCCTGCAGCCTTCAGTTTCTTCTTGCGAGTCTCACCATTGCCCCACTTGCCGTTAATGACTTCCTTTGCTATCTCAGTATTACTTTTCTTCTTTGTCGTCTTCGGTGCTGACACTGTCTTTGCCGCCTTCTCTCCGACGATGTTCTTCTTGAACGTAGTCCATCTCGAGTTATTCGCTCCTGCGAAGCGGGCCGGGCAACACTTTCCGTTTACATCGAAATGCCTTATTACTGTCTTTGCGTTCGGACACTGGCTCTGGATATACTTCACGAGATCCCTGATAGCAGCGATCATCTTTGTCGACGGATCCCTTGACGCACAGTCGCACATCTCGATGCTGACCGAGTTTGCATTGAGGCATTTCTTATAATACTTGCCTGCTCCGTTCTCCTGCGTAAAGAATCCGCCCACGCTCCATGCGATCCTATTCAGAGCTATCGACTGAAGTACAGTGCCGTACTGATCCACAAAGTAGTGAGCGCCTGCGTTCCTCGTATTACCGTTCTTGAAATAGTTGCACTCAGCCTTTGCTGTATCCGTCCTGCTGTCGTTTCCGGTATAGTGAATGACGATGTATTTGATCTTATCGAGACTCCTCGTTCCGCCGTAAGAATACGAGCGTGCTTTTATCATCTTGTACTTTGCCATCACTCCACCTCTTCTCCGTCGGATCTGTCATCGTCTTCACGTTCGATGTACTCATACCTCGGCTCTTCGTAAGAGAGTGCCTGAGAGCTGTCAGATGCTCCGGCAGTCGTCGGATCCACGACGATGCCCACGAGTGCAAGCACGTCTATACACCTGCAAAGAAGATCGAGAACAGCCTGCTGTTCGATGCTTGGTATGATGCCGACCATATTAAGGATCTGATAGACTATCGCCACTATGAGAGCGACGAGCGATGTCAGTGTCACCTTGTTCTGTAATCTCAGTTTCCAATTGATAATCATTCATATCACCCCTTTTACGACATGATAAAAGAGAGAGCATTTTCATGCTCCCCCCTCTAACTTTTAACTGTGCCTGTTGCGTCTCTTGCTGATAGATGCCTTTGTCCACTTTCTCTTCGGCCAGTTCGACAGATTCTGCTTCGACTCTGTGCTTGCTACAAAATTCAGGATGTACTCCTCGTCCGTCATATCCGGGAACAGCCTTGCGACCTTCCTTGCGAGCGTCCTCTTTCTGCTCTGCGTTGGTGCATTATAGATCAGCATGTCGTAGTAGCCGATGTAGTAGTTGCCCCTGTTCAGATAGATCTCGTCCTTCGACATGCCAGTGCTCTTCAGGATCCTGTCGTAGCTGTCCATCTTGTCGGTGTCGTCTTCCTCGAGTGCCGTCTTGTAGTATCTGTTCGTCCAGTAGTGTACATTCTCCTGAATCTCGTCCTTCGACATACCGTACTTCTTCTGGTTCTTCATGATGCTCTCTATCTTGTCAGCATCTGCTTCCTCGATCGCACTCTTCAAATCATCGCTGTAGTAGTTCCTGACTTTCTTCATTACGTCCTCACTTGAGTAGTCGTAGTTGTCCTTGTACTTCTTCAGGATCTTCTTGACCTTGTCAGGCTTATCTTCTTCTATTGCCTTGTCGACCTCGGTGCTCAGCCTCTTGTTGACCATCCTGTCTATGTCTTCGTCGGTTATATTGTTGTCGTTCAGGAACGTCTTGATCTCGTCGGCCGTGTCGTCGTTGCCCTTCTCGAGTTCATTGAGATAGTACTCGATGAACGTCCTCTTGTTCTTCGCAGGATTGAGTTCAAACGAGTCTTCCTTGAAGTGAGCGTAGTCAGAATCTTTCATCACATTGAAGAATGCCTTCCTTGAGGCCATGAAGTCTCGTTCAAGGTTTGACATCGGAACTCCGAAGAGAGCCGCACTGTCCGAGACTGCGTCGAGCATCAGTTTCTTCCAAGAGTACTTTACGTCACCGTCTTTGTCGTAGTACTCCTTGTACTTCTTGACCGACTGCAAAGCGTCTGCGATCATCGACATATCTGCGCGCTGTACGTCATACCCTTCCCAGATCGACACGAGATCTTTGACCCACGGAAGCTGATTCAAAAGATTGACGTTGCTCCTGAAGTCGTCGACTGCATAGTGAAGTAGCCACTTCTCGATGAACGGTTTATTCTTCAGATCATCATCGTCGTCACCTGTCCACGAGTCACGCATCGCGCTGATGAGAGATGCAGCGACCGAGAGTGTTATCATCGAGACGATGTAGTTCTGACCGAACCGAGTCATCGTCTTCGCAGCGCCCTTCTTGTCTCCGGACTTGATCTGGTCTCTTGCCGTCTTCAGCATCGTCATCCACATGTTGATCTGAGTCGTCGGCTCTGCCATGAACGATGTGAGCGATCTCATGTACCAGTCTTTGTTTCTCATCATCTGAGATCTGTGAAGTGTCGAGTCGACCACCTGCGTCCTATCTACTATGTATCTGAATCTCTCGTTCACATGTTCTTTCCACTCTGCGGATCCTTCTCTGATCTCAGGATGCTCTGCTCTCGTCTCTGCCTCGACTGCGGCGAAGATCCTTGTCCATGCCACGTCGTCTGCGAAACCATACATGCCGAAGGCCATCTTGTTCCACATGCTGTCCTCGTTGCCCATGATGATGTCCTGCATATCTCTTGACACGTCGGTCTGTGCGAAACCGAGATGCTTCCAGTATGCTATCGGGCAGGTCTCCCACATCCTCTTCTTTGTAGCACTGGCCGTCTTCGGATTGACGTTCGCTGTCATACCCTGAGCGAGATACTTGTAGTCGATGTATACCTGTGCTCTTGTAATAGCCGTCGGCTGCTGAATGAGTACTCTCGCATTAGCACCGATCTTGACCGACTTCCATCTCCGCAGGAGTTCATCTGCTATGGTCAGTCCGTTCTGATCTTTGTTGTACTGCGTGTTCAGATCCTGCAGGAGCGTGTTGATATACTTGTTGACCGCATCGCCCATCTTGCGATTGATGCTCTGCTTGACTGATGACTCGATGCCTCTGCCTGTCCTGTCGTTATAATTGTAAACTCTCTCGAAGTCTGTTATCGCCGGAACAAAAGCGTTGTACATGCTCATCGTGTTGATGTGAGTAGCACACACTCTGAAGAAGTCGTCGATGACTATCGGGTTATCTGCAAACTCGACTGTCGCCTTCGTGAACCCGGTGTTCTTCAGCTTCGATATGGCGTTGCCCTTTTCAGAAGTCGACTCGTTCAGGAACATGTCACTCGACTTGATCGGGAAGTAGTTCGGCTCTCTGAAGGACTCATATCCGTACAGTTTCATGCTCGTCTGATTGCCCCACTCTGCGCACTGTCCGTTCAGGAATGACAGGAACATATTTGCCACTTCCTTCTGCGCGTTCGTCAGCGACGATGTGATCTTTATAACATCCTCGTATGTGATGTGAACATGAGTCTTCATGAGCTTGTCGCCGAGGAGTTTCTTCTTCAGTTTGTTCTTCATGTTCTTCGAGACAGGAGCGACGACTATGCCGCTTGCATACATGTGTCCTCTCGCCTGCTCACGTTTGTTCAGAGCGTATAAACTCATGATCTGAGCCGGAGTTAACTCTATCGACTTTCCGTCGCTTAAATCGAAAGTTTGAGCCTCAGCCTTCTCTCCGCTCCATGTATCGAATGCGTGCTTGCCATACTTTTTCTTTATGTCCTCGATGAACTTCTTCGTCTGCTGTATGTTTCTAATGTGAGTATCCTCTCCCTTCACGATCTCCTCGAAGACCGTCTGCAACGGAGATCCCACTCTGTCAAAGAAGTCTATCGGTTTTGCGTTCGCCACATTCACAAAGTCTCTCGCACGTCCGACGAGACCGCCTGTCACGGTCTGATCGTCCATCTCGTTGAAATACTCTATCGTAGCATCACCGAGTTCCGAGATCGTCTGCTGTATGTTCTCGGTGAACGCCTGATTTATGTGGGAGATCTGATGCTTGATTGCTCCGACGAGAGTCCTGACTTCACTCAGCGTTCTCGTGTCGAGATCCGACAGTCTCATGTTCTCCGTCTTTGTGGCGAGAGCCTCGATCATCATCATCATGTACTGATTTGCCTCGATCTCTGTCGTGTCACTCGCCACGATCTTCGCATACTGCTCTCTGAGGTCTCTCAGATCCATGACACGTCTGCTCGGTCTGCCATACTTCTCGATCCACTTGTCTGTGTATATCGTCTCAAAGTCGAGACTGTTCAGCAATGTCGCTATGGCCTTGTCATAACCGAACGGTATATGCTTCTTTTCCGTCGGTTTCAGGAGCATGGTCGAAAGATCCTTTGCATCACGTTCGATCCTGTCTCTGAGTTTTCTTCTGTACTGTCTGTCTTTCCTCTTCCTGTCTCTCTCCTGCTCAGCCTGCATCCGCCTTCTCAGCTTCTGCTCTGTGCTAAGATTCTTCTCTTCACGCAGTTTTTCGAGCCTCTTCTTGTAATGCTCTTTTATCCTCTCGACCGCAGCGTCCTTTTCTTCTTTCTTCTGCCTGCGAAGATCCTCGAGTTTCTGCTTTGACTTTTCTTTTTGCTTGCCGAGTCTCTCTTTCGACTTATCCTTTTCCTTTTCGACTCTCTGCTTCGATCTTTCTTTTTCTCTCTGGACTGCCGCCTTCTTCTCTGCCTGCTTCCTGTCAGCGAATGTCTGAGCCGGGACTGCCTGATCCATACGTTCAAAGATGATTGATGCAACGTCGTTCACCATCTCGTTGTAATACGGATGAGATCTGTCGATCCTCTCTTCGGCAGTCATCTCCATCGTCTCGACCCAGTCGACTATCTGAAGCAAGTGATCCACTGCATTATTGCTGTACTCGTGATCCACTATGCCCGGGAACACTTCCTCGAACTCCTCGACAAACTGATCCACGCCACGGCCCTTGTCTCGGTCGTTCGTCATGTGAGGGATCATCTTCCTGTGGGATCTGTACCAGTCACCCCAGTCTGTGCTGATGTCTTTCTTGTCGTTCGGTGTCAGATAGATCCATGCCGACTTCAGCCACGCCTTGACGGAATTGAGATCTGCCTCGCTGTCGTCTGTAAGTCCTATACCGTACTCGTCTATCGAGTTTTCGATTATCTCTCTTGCAAGAGCCATAGCATCTCCGAGACCTTCTTCCATCGTCTCGTCCTTAGCGAGCTGTTCGTAGATCTTCTTGATGCGTTTTACCATCGCATTCAGTTTCTTCTCGCCCATGTATCCCGGCATGTCGAAGAGTTCTCTCGCAAGGTTTCTTGCATCCTTGTCCGACATGATCGTACCCTTCGACAGTTTCATCTGCCGTCTGAGTTCGTCGACCTTTTCGTACAGACGCAATACTTCGGGATCGATTTCTTCATCGAGCGAATACGATGTCTTTGGCTCAACGAGATCCTGCCCCATGTCATTCTTGAGCAGTGCGTCTTTCCTGTCGATGTCAGGCCGTGTAGCACGCCTCTGAGATTCGCTGTACCTGAGCCTCGTCTGAACATCTCGGGCCTCGATCTCTCCTGCTGCTCGCTCGTACCTTCCAAAAGTAGTGTTGTTCTCCGCTTCTTCGTATGCTCTCATTGCAGCCAAGAACGCATTTATCGTCTCTATCGTCTCGAAGTCGTTTTCCGCCGCAGCCTGCATGAGAATCATCGGAACATCTGCCTTAACGTCATCGAGCGTACTGCCGAAGTTTACACCATACTTGTCAAAATGTGGCTTGAGCATCCGTGCTGACTGCATCGCAAGATCCCTTATTGCCGACGGAATTGATCTGCCACGCATGACGCTCGTATTTGCGCCTCGAGCAAATCCTTCGATTCTTTGGATCGCATGTTGAACTTCGTGCATGGTTGTGCTTTCAGCCTCTTTGTCCATAAACGCCTTGTTAGCAACAGTCAATGTGTTGGTTATTCGACTGTATGATCCATACACATTCTGTCCAAGAGTCTTCGTCGTGCCAAATGCGATGTTGACCTTCCTGAGCTGAGGATAATTCGCAAACAGGACAGGATGATAGAGAACGTCCTCGAGAACTGCCCCCGGTTTCTTCCACAGTTTCTTGTCGGTGCTCAGCCTCATCTGAGAGTCGTCTATCTCGAAGCGCCACTTGTCATCGTAGCCTTTGTGCCATCCTGTGAACTGCCTGATCTCCTCGGAAGATTTCCCTTCAGCGTCCCAGTTCTTTGCAATCTGGAGCATCATATTGTCAGCGTTCAGAGCATCCTCACCTGCGAACGAGAATCTGATGTCGGGATCGTCTGTCGGGTTTTCATTTCTGATGTCCTTGATCTGATTCGAGTCGAAGGCAACGTAGACATCGCCCTGTTCGTAACCCGAGCCGAATGCTCCGTTATCGTAAAGATCTCTGAATATGACTCCGTCGTATCCCAGATCCTGAGCATATTCGCACCAGTAGCGAGTGTTTCCGCTCATAGGCTGGCCTTCTTCTGTTGCGTCAAATGCTTGTCCGTTAAACGTGAAGACCTCGTCGCCCCAGTCCCAAAAGTCAGGATCCGAGTTTTCTTTCCATATCTCGACAGATTCTTTAAAGCCTTCACCATAGACATCGAGATCCTCGAGATCCCACGGTGTTGTTGTGCCGTCGATATAGTAGTACTCTCCGTCAAAGCTCACAAAGTGCGAATCAAAACCCGGTTCTCGGATCTCGTTCCAACTTGAACCTTCGCACTCGATGATAAGCGGATCCTTGAGATTGAGATATGCCGAGTATGTTCCTTCTATGTTTTTATGCTCTCGAGGATCATTGTCTCTAAGACCATCCTGAATGTCCTTTGCCGCTTCGATCCAATTTTTGCCTTCTCCTACGCTGTAGCCGACATCGTCAAATACTTCGATAAGCATACCCGGATCATCAGTTCCATATTTTTCGATATACCTGTCAACGTCATAGAACTCCTCGGGATCCTTGCCGTTTTCTAAGTGATATATTTCAGGGCCGTATATGTCCGGATCAAGATTGCGAATGAAGTTGATCGCATCTTCGACAGTATTGATTTCAACATTTGATCCGGTGAGTTTATACGGATCGATGTCGTTGCTCGGGCCACGCATGTATGACTCGCTCATCGCTCTGTTGCTCGTGAAGAAGAACGAGATTTCATCGTCTGACCACACGGAATCAAATATCGTGAAACCACCTTTATTCGTCGAGTGATATACCACCGCAAGTCTGCCATCCCTGTCACGCGCCTGACTGTTCTCAAAGTATCTCTTCTGAGCAGGAGTCAGCTCATTTCCTTCGGAGTCCTGCATCGAGAACTGCACCTTGCCGTCTGTGCCGTACGTATCCTCGATCTGAGCACGGTTCTGCTCTCTGATCGGTATGACATCGAATGCCTCTACCCACGTGTCTGCTCCATTGACCGGGCCGTCTCCAAAGTCCTGAGGCCAGAGATCCATTCTCTCCATGCTCTCTTTAGACCTCTTGCTGTTCTCGCTCATGTCCCTGATGACGACAGGAATATTCGTATATCCTGCGCGCATCAAAGCAAGCATCCTGTGACGACCTTCATGACCGATGACAGAATGACTCTCGTCTGTGTCGATGATGAGATAAGGAACTTGTCTTGCGTTCTTCAGATCCTCTACATCGAGTTCTCTGACTTCCTGACCCCACGCATTCTCTGTACCGTTCTGCCACGTTGCGAGTACATCATCCGGAAGAGTCAGCCTTAGGAAGTCTCTCGGATCAATCGTAGCGATCCACGCCTTCGAGTAGTTGTTCGTCGTTGCTCCCGGGATCGCATACTCTGAGATGAGACTGTTGAGCATCTCGGGAGAAAGTGAGACGTAGTCGTTGAGAGAAGCACGTTCAGCTTCAGATAAAGTATCTTCCAATGAGAACCTGAGTTCCTGCTCATCCGCAGCCTTGTTGACTGCGTCGATGCGAGCGTTCTCGACGTTGGGATCGTATGTGATGACAGGGATGCCTCTGTTTTTAAGTTCTGCTTTAAGTTCCCTGCTAAGCGTCTTCGGAACTACGGCGGCTTTTACCTCGTCAAATCCTATTGCACGCCTCGGCTTTGCCTCAAAATATTCTGTCGGCATCTCAGCGATTGCGTTGATTGCATCCATGATGTCGTCCATCTCGCTGTCAGTTATGTTAAGCGAGTACTCTTTTTCAAGTATTGAGTGCATCCTGCTCTTCGAGCGTGTCCTGTTCAGCACTTCTGCAACATAGGATCCAACATCGTATGCCCCAAAGATTTCATGAGAACTGCGACGATTGTGCTCAGCGATAGAGGCCGTCACTTCCCGGAGTTTTTCCATAGCATCTTCAGACAGTTTCTGATATTCCTCGAAGTCGATTGATCTAAGTCTGCCCTTATCTGCCCTGACAGCATCTAAAGAACCATACCTTTTCTGTGCCGCACCCCGAGGATTCGCCCCAAACATCGATGATGCTCCGGCAGCAAGATTCCGTCTCATTTCCTTGACGACATTTTCAAGAGTCACTGAGTCATGCAAGGCTTCCCAACTTCTCCTGTTGCCTGCTCTGGTGAACATATCTTTGTCATTGCGGATCCCCTCTTTTTCAACGATGCCGTCGAAGAGTTCATCGATCCACTTTTTATATGCTTTCTTGCTGATTCTCTTGTCAAGTTTTTCGTTCAGTGCATCGACATCAGCTTCGACAGGGAGTCCTTTTTCACGATATGTGAGCAAATGCAACAGATTGTTTTGGAGAGGAGCAAACCCCATCTGCTCGTCATACTGCTTCATTAAGAACCTCAGAGGTTTCTCCTCGAGATCCGCATATTTTTTCTCTGCGTATGTCCGCATCGCTTCACGGAGCGTCGGCTCATACTTTTCCAACAGTTCATCATAAGACGAAAAGGCATCATCCACCGTATACTCGGGCATTCTTTCAGACAACCATTTCCAGAACGCTTCTTCGTGATTCCCCAGAGTTACTTCTTTCATGGGGACTCTTACTTTTGTGCCTGTCTTCTCCCTAAGGTACGCTAACTTGAATACTGGATCATCGCCGTAGGCCTCATACGGAGTACGGTACTGAATCGCATTCCTTATGTTATCCACGTCAAGCGAAGGCATACGCAGTCCTCGTAAGACCTGATCGTGTTTCTGATAAGGATCGATTCCCAAACTCTTCTCGAGATGATTTCTAATGCGAACCGCAACTTCCGAGCTAATTTTCTTGTCCACCGTCGGGAATGTCGGAGTATATGCGTCACCACCGAAAATATCATTGTATCTGCTCTTTTCTGGATCTATCGTGTCACTGTGGAACAACAACGAGATGTTTCCGTATTTATCATGCCCTATATTCGACACGGCAATAGAAGGCACCGGGAAACCCCCGAGCCTAAACGCACTCTCGAGATCTTCAGCATTCAGATTATGGGATGCGATCAAATCCCCGACCTGCTCGACTGGCGATTCGAGCGAGAATCTTATATCCTCGTTCTCCGTCGGATTCTCGTTGTCCACGCTCTTGATCTGATTTGAATAGAATGGTATTACGACCTGATGTCCTGCGTCATGATACTTTCCGCCTGTGTCGACTATGCCGTCATACGGCTCATATCCGTCGCCGTATTCCTTCATAAACGCCGTTACTGCATCCGGTATACTTGTCCATGCGTATGTAGTTCCGTTCGCAATATCGTCTCTCAGCTTATCTAACCACTCGTATGGATCCCAATTATTCTTGTCCCACCAATCTGCAGCGGCCGTCTCTCTCATATATTCTTCGAGGTCTGTGCTATCGAGCCAGTCCTCAAGATCATCAGCAAACTCTTCATCGATTTCAGATGTCACGAGCGGATGAGTTATGTTGAGATATACCTCGTAGACTTTTTCTTCTCGATAGTTCGGATCTTTATACCGAGCATTTTTTACACCAAGAAGATCGAGTATCTTCAGGAACTCCTCTTCCTCATTGAAAAGATCGCCTGACCAAAGCCATGCGTCTTCGAGCATCCTGAACACGTTTCCTCTCGCCTGACGGACTGTGTAGGGATCATGTGCGTATCCACCATTTCCACGAGTGTTCCCTTCCTCAAGCACGAACGAGTCGTAGTCATTGTCCCAGTCTCTTGTTATCTGCCCTGCTCTCTCAGAGAACTCCGCCTTCTGCTGTGGAGACAGATAATGCCAGTAGTCGAGAAGGTTGACTTCCTCGCCGTCGACATCAACAACAAACTGATTGTAATAGTTGTTGACATCTTCGTATTCGTAGGCCAAAGAAGTGTCCTCTTTATCTCTGCTGTAGTTCGTTGCTATCTCTTCATCGTCCGTAAAGAAAGCCATCGGCCCCGATGTCGCTCTCTCGGGATCGAAGAAATATCCGACTCTATCGGCCCTGCCTGTGCCGTGATAGTATCTCTTCAGTCTGCCCTGTTCATCTTTGAGTTCCGGTGCAACATTCCTGAAGAACTCCTGTTGTGCCTCAGTCAGAGTCTTACCCTTGTTGTCCTCGAGCGAGAAGCGAATGTCATCGCTTTCTTCGCTAAATCTCTTGGAAAGAGGAATAACGTTGCCTTCGTCATCATACGTGACAGGATCTGCGGACTTGATCTGGTTAGATTCAAACACCACCATTTCATCTTCCGCAATAATTCCGTCATATCCCATCTCTTCAAGCAATTCTCGAATGCCGTCTGTCATCTCGCCGTAGTCATCATATTTGAACTGATCCAAAAACGTCCCCGGGTCATTCTTATAGATTTCTTGGATTCGTCTAACATTTTTGACGAACTGTTCTCTTGAAATCGGGTAGGATTCATCATACGAATCAATCTTACGATCAATGTATGCGTCTATGCGAGCTATAATATCCTTTGGTGCTTCTCTGCGGAGATCGAGAGGTTTCCTCATGTGTAAAAATGCGCTGACGACTCTCGTTCCTTCTGTCCACTCTTGTGCTGTATACTCATCAAAGGCGAAATAGAAACCTTTACCGAGACGACTATCTCCGTCCCAGTTTCTTCCTTGCAGTTCTTTGGAGAAAACATTGAAATTATCAATCGTCCCATGATAGCCCTTGTACTGATACCCTGCTCTTCTCGCCGCCTCGTCAACAAGTTCCTGCGCCGTGTCCATTTCACCTGCTCGCACTGCAGCCATGTATCTGTCATCGAGTTCTTCAAGCGAGAAGCGAATGTCAGGATCCTCAGTCGGGTTCTCGTTGCGAACGTCCTTGACCTGATTGGAGTTGAAGGCGATGTAGATGTCGGAGAGTGCATTGCCCATCAAGGTCGACGCTCCGCCGATGTCTTTAATGTCTCTGATGATGACTCCGTCATAGCCTTGTTCTTCTGCGATCCATGCAAGTTCTCGTGTAGAGAAGCTGAGAGGAACATTCTCTGCTTCTTCGACTACGTTGCCGTTCTCGTCAAAATTCCCAGTTAGAACCATACTTCCATCCATAGGATCCTCGTTGCCGGGATCCCAGAGCTGTTCTGCCAGTTCCTTCGGGAGTCCTTGTTCAACAAGATGAGCAGTGACCGCACTACTCATCTGTTCCACCCAGTCATCGAAAATATCCCAATAATCTTCCGAATCCGGGATGGCAGGAATCGAATCTCCGAACGAATCTATTTCATGAAGTTCTCCGTCTTTATCATAATACTGGCCATAAAGCATATATCCTATTTGCTGATCGGTCTCTTCGTCCCACTCCCATTCGAGTGTTATCTCAAGATTCTTATATGTTGCATCGATTTCATCTTCCTCATTATTCGTGTAAGGAATCGAATGCCAATTCGCACCCTTCCCTTCAACGATCAACGGATTCTCGAGATTCAGGTAACTTTCGTAGTAGCCTTTTTGTCTGGTTTTCAGTCCGAGAACATCGTTAATATCTCGAAGAAGTCCGACAGGAGAGTTATTAAACAGATGATATGAGCTTCCTGATTGTGTTGGCAATTTTATTTTCGCATCGTAGACAGTGCGTAAACCCTTCTGTCGTATCCAGTTATCAAAAGTTGCCTCAAATTTAACTTTTGCATCATCCGGCATATACTCGTTCGGAGTTATTTCAGCGTCCAGATTTTCTGCGAGAGACTTGTTTGCATCCCATCCGGGAAGGTTTTCTTTCGCATACGATTCAAAACTCTCCCACGACGTGAAGCCTGCGTTCTCCAAATCAACTGGGTTGTGCGCATTCCGTCCGTACGTCTGGCTGACATCAAAGTTCGATGCAAAGAATAGACTTCTCTTGTCGTCGCTACGCTTTGGATCAAATACGGTAAAGCCACCTTTGTCCGTCGTATGATAAACTACAGCCAGTCTGCCGTCACGATCTCTCGCTTTACTGTTCTTGAAATACTCCTGCTGACCCGGAGTGAGCATACGACCGAGAGAGTCCTTGAGCGAATACCTGATGTCGTCGCTCTCGGCATTGAATCTCTCCGACAGCGGAATGACGTTGCCTGCATCGTCGTATGTTACTGGATCTGCGAGTTTGATCTGGTTCTTGTTTCGTGCTACTGCGATGATGTCTCCATGATGTTTAACAAAATCTTTTTTATCCCTGATGTCCAGATAGAATGAACGGATATATCCCTGCTCTACAAGCTCGTCCTCAAGGGATCCTCGATCCCAAGTCTCTCCATTCCAGACATAGTCCCAGTTCTCGTCCTGATCTATCTGTCCCGAGAAGATCGCATACTCAGCCGCCTCATTGAATGAATCGCTGAAGTATGCGCCCACGCCGAGAGCGCCATCACGCATATTGAACTCATAGAAGTCCTTCGCTCCAGAGCCGTGATACATTTTGATGAGCTTGCCGGGTTTTCTTCCTTTGCGAAGTATTGACTCAGGCATCGCTCTTTCCGCAGCCTCATCGACCATCTCCTGAGCCTTCTTCATGTCGCCTGCCTTGACTGCGGCCATGTAGTCGGAGTCGAGGTCTGAGAGAGAAAGTTGCTTGCTATTGTCAGAAGATTGTGGTATATTTTTCTCGAAAGAAGTAGAGCCTTCTGACTTGGCTTTGGCCATGGCGGATTCACTACTTCTTTTTTGTCTTAATGTTCCTATGCTTTTAGGTTTCATAGAAACAACATCGTATAACTCTAACTTGTTGTTTTTCGTCAAGCCTACTATTACATCCGCTTCGTATCCAGTTTTGCCTATTTTTATAAGCACATGACCTCTGCCAAAATCAACAATGTGTTTACTGCTTTTGCTGTTTTTGTGCTGCTTTTCCTCGTTTATCCAGTTTGTTGCAGCGACTACTATTTCGTCTACATACCCAGCGGCTCTCATCTTCTGTCTGAAAATGCTTGGAGATTCTCTTTGCAATCTTCTCGAATCTTTTGAATAGGTATACTCGTCTTTTGTTATTTTTGTTACACCTACAATACTGCCTGACTCCAATTCTATACCATTAGCAAAACGGTTACCTAATTCCGTCTTTACGGTTTTCCGCCATTCATTCTCAGGCACGCCATCGAGAATGTTTTCAGTTATAACAACTACTGGCTCACCTTTTTTTGTGTGCCTGATTTCATACTGCTTCTTCTCGCTCTGCCCGACGACCTCGTTCTGCCTTGCCTCTTCCGTAGCAGCGATGAACATATCCGAAGCCTTCTCGAGAGTCCTGATGTCTTTCCACAGCGAACGGAACTCATTTTGCCTGTTCTGATAAGGGATAAGGCGTTCAATGACCTGTTTGATGGTCTTGATGAAATCTTTGATGATATGCCCTATTTTGTCCGCCAGAGAGGCATCATGCCGTGCGAGTTTCTCGGCAAAAGCAGGATCTGCAAAGAGTGCTCTCGTAGCATCCGCCACGACTTCACGTCTCGCATCGTCACGACTCTTCAGGCGAGTTTCTTCGCTCTTTCCGTAAAGCCTCATCCGCTTATTGACCGCATCGGAGAATGATCCCGGTCTGTCCTCGTTCATCGTCTGTTCAACAAAGTCAGCAAATGCTTTCCACTCTGCCGGAGAATGAGTCTCGAGATGGTGAGTGAACTCATGCGTGAACGTCTCGAGAATGGGATCCTCGAGACTCGCATTGATATAGATCGTGCCTTGCGTATAGTATCCGTTCACTCCATCCTTAGCGTTGATGAAGTGTATGTTGACTTTCCATGCCTTAGCGAGAGCCTTGAGAACTTCAGCCGTCTTGTCGAACTTTTCTTTTTCGCTTTCCGAGAGACTGTCCTTGTACTCCTGAGTCGTCCTGTCCTCGAACTTGCCTTCTCTCTTCTTCTTGGCCTTGCGTACGTTTTTCTCGTTCTTCTCCTGCGTTGTCTGCTTCTCACTTCCTTCTTCGGATCTGACGCTTCTGCTTCCTGCACGGTACGCTGCTTCCATGAACTTTGTATCTACTACGCCTTCCGCCATGCCCGGGACAGGGACTTTGTCAAACGGAACTCTGCCGTCCGCACCTGCATCGTAGAAGAACTCATAGACGTTGTATGCCTTTGCAAAGTCATCCGAGCTGACATTGCTGCCCTGCATCGCTTTCGTGAACTCGTTGTAGCCTTCCTCGCCGAGCCTTATCATAGCGTCGCCTATTACCGTCTCGTTCACGCCTGCCTCTATTGCCGTTCTTCTGTTCTGTACGTTGAGAGCTATGAGTGCGTCTCTCGTCGCCTCGTTGCCTTCAGGAAGCTCGATGCCGAGAGTCTCCTGAATCGTTTCTCTCGCTATGGGATCCACTTCCGGGAACATAGCAAAATCAGCCATCGTTCCTTCGCCTACGGCGATATTAGCGATGGCCCGAACGACCTTTTTATTATCATCACTGAGCGTCCTCTCTTCGTTCTCTACATCAGCCTCTTTGCCGAACAGTTTGTTCTGCATTCTGACTGTCGCATCGTCAACAGTATCAGAGTACTTATGCACCATGCCGACGTTGCTCATGCCTCTCTCTATCTCAGCAGTCTTATCCTCTTTTTCTTCCTCGGACAGATCCTCGACCTGAGATTTCCATATCTCATACGTCTCTGCCACCGGGTTCTCATAATGCTTTCTGACAGCCGCCTCTCCAAACTCGTTCGAGAGATCCTTATCGGCCTTTCTTTCCGCATTTACTATCTTGCTTCGCTCCTGAGCGTATGTCTGCTGAAGAGACTCCTCGAGTGCTCTTGCATCATATTCGTTGACTTCTCCACCTTTTTCCACGTGTTCCTGAAGCGCACTTGCAAGCTGATACGCCTCGGACTTCTCGTCTGATTTGAGTCCTGCCTTGATCTGCTCATCGTCGACTGTGTTCGCCTTTATAAACGCTCCCTGCTGATACTGATTGACTACTTCAGCACCGCCGAACAGTCCGCCGATGACTCCGCCGATCATGGCATCATGGAATGAGTCCTTCGCTATCTGACCCCAGTCAAGATCCTTATCCTTGTTGACTATCATCTTCTCAGCTATAGGATTGAGCACTCCGGCAACGACTTCCTCGAGTCCTTCACCTGTCATCGACATACCCATCTTGCCGAAGGCATTTATCAGGTTTTCTCCTGCCTTGCTTCTCGCCACCTGTCTTGCGAACGAGCCTACTATCCTGTCACCGCTGATCGCACCCTTGCCGACGAGTTTCTGCATCGGAGCACCTATCGAGAAGATCTTCTCTGACAGTCCTTCAACAGCACCGCTCACCGCGCCATACCTTCTGTTTATCTCCTGCTGTCGTTCTGCGGCCTCTACTCCGCCTTCCTGCATTGCGAGGAGAGTCTTATCTCTTCCGAACTCGTCTCTGTTTGCCTGCCTCTCGGATCCGCCTGCAGCCGAAACGACCATCGAAGGAATCGCTCCGCCGCCTGTCAATGCTCCCACGCCGATGTCGATGCCCATGCCGGTCATAGCACCGAGAGTCTCGTATGCAAGTTTCTGTCCGCCACCTGTGAGCGACGATGCGAGTTGCATCTTCTTTTCGCCTCGTGTCGCCGACTCATCTATCTTCTGGAGACGTTCGTACTGCTCGCTCCATCTCTGAGATCTTTCCGTCTGACGCTGTTCATCGAGTTTCTTTCTCAGAGCCTTTGCGGCATCCTCTCCACCTGACATCTTCGCATTCCTGACCGCCACATCATCTGCAGCCTGCTCGACAGATGCCATAGTTCTGTGTTCGACCGAGTTATTGTTCTGAAGTGCGTAGTTGATATTCTGAAGATGGCTCTGAGCACTGCCTTCGATGGTATCCAAAGCACGCTCACCAGGAGTGTAGTGTTCCCAGTCTCCCTGCTCTCTGAGTTTCTTCCTCTGCTCGAGCGTGAGATTCTGCCCTTCCATGAGCTGTCTGCGATGTTTCTCGGCGAATTTATCTGTCTCTTTGAGTTTCTTATCGTAGTCGCTATAATCGACAGATCTCCATCCGTCCTTTGCATTCACATCCTTGACATAATACTTTCTGCCAAATCCCTGAGAATAGTATCCTGTGTTTTCAGATGTCGATCTCCACTCAGGCCTTGCAGTAGTCAGTTTGTTCGCTGTTCCGTAAAATCTTTCCTGAACGCCTGCCTTGTTTCTCTCGTAGTTCCCGACCTGCGGAGTCTTTCTTTCATAGTTGTTCCCTGTCGTAGCGTTCCTTCTCACGTATGAGGATGCTGCATCCATGAGCCTATCAGTCGAAGAGGACGCTCTTCTCATCGCAGTCGATGTTCTCCTCGCAGTGTCCGTCTGAGCACGGTCGTACATTTTCTGCCTGTTTGATTCCGACTGCCTCATCGCACTGCGTGCCGACTTAAAGAAGTTACTCGAACTCGATCCTGACCCCGAAGAACTCTTTGATGACGGTTTTACTCCTGCCCCGGTAGACCTCGCAGCAGGAGTAGTCGCTGTGATCTTTCCGCCCGATGAACTGCTCTTCTTCGGTGTTGATTTCTTTTCATTAGAAGACGGCGACGAAAACGCATTCTTCGCACTTTTCGTCGCAGCATCCCACATCTTTTCAAATACATTCTTCTTTTTCTTAGCCATGATCGTATCTCCGTTTTATCGTCTGAAGCTCGAAAGTTGGAACTTATTTGCATAAACTTTTCCGCCTGTTCCCTTTTTCGTTATCTTCGGTTTATCTGTCTTTTTCTTTTTCTTGCTCGTGCTCGCAGGTTTCATGCCGTTCGGGAGAAGAGCGTTTGCTCCATAGACTGTCTTGGACGCAGTAGTTTTCTTTGGTTTCTTAGCTTCCTTTGTAGGCTGAGTAGTTGCAGTAGTCTTTGTAGTCTTTGCACCAGAAGATCCGCCAGATGACTTGCCACTCTTGCCACCTGACGAACCTTTACCGCTCTTGCCTGAGGACTTCTTCCCTGACTTCCCTGACGATTTACCGCCACCGGAGGATCCGCCTGAGCTACTTGTTTTTTTTTGAGCCTGAGCCTTCTGCCAGTTAAACTGGTCTCTGTTGAGTTTTTCGTTGGCCTTGTTGGATCTCTTCGTTTCTGCGAGACTCGACTTGTCGAGATTGTATCCGAGATTGAACTGCCGTCTGCCTTCGATGCCGTTCGCAAGATCGAGATTATATCCGAGTGCATCCATCCACGCCTGATTCTTCGCCTGCCATGCTCCGAGTGCATAGGATCTGTTAGCATCGAACTGATTGAATCTCGAGTCATCCACGCTCTGCAGCGAACTGATCGCTCCGAGATCGTAGTTCCTGTCAGCGTCATATCTCTCATACGCAGCCTGCATGAGCTGAGGTATGAGGTCTGTGAGTTGCTGATTGTAGTCGTTCTGCGCCTGAGCGGCCGCTGAGACCGCATAGGACGATGCCAGACCGCCTGTGTTCGTGGCCACGTCTGCGAGAGTGTCTTCCCTTGCGTTGTTTCCGAGGCGAGTGTATTTCTTCTCGTACGCCTTGAACGCAGCGTCCGTCTCGGGATCATACGTGAACTCCTGCCTGTTTGCGACTCTGTTCACGAGCGAGTCTATCGTCGGCGATATAGTCGACTTATACTCACCGGGATCTGCAAGTTGCCCGGGATTCATGCCCTTCGTCGTGATGCTCTTTAGTTCGTTTATCTGCTTTCCTGCAGCCATTGCGGAACTCCTCCTTTCTTCAAAGATTTCATATCGTCTCTACCGTAGCAGTTATTCATTCCAGATGCTCCCCCCTATATCAGACCGACCGCAAACGCTTCTATGTCGTAGTTCTGCGTATCTTGCGTCTGCGTGCTCGTCAGTTTGAAAGTTATCGAATCGACACTCTTTCCATAAATAATAGGCCACGTCGGAAGTGAGCCTCGAACACTCACATCCGCATGTATCAAGCTCGTCAGTTCGATGTCTTCCGGGAAATCGATTATCAAACTACTATTAGACTGGTATGTGTTCTGATTAAGATTCGACGTAATCGACGTGCTCTCTGTGCTCTTGTACCATCCAAAAAAGATTCCTGACTTTATGATGTATGTCCAGTCGTCGCCTTCTATCGGTTCTGCTGTCGGTATGTTAAGAAGATCTGCGAACTCACCTGTTATCGCCACTCTCGAGAGCGACGACAGATCCGTCTGCTCCGACACGTACTGCAGGAGCTGTCTGTAAAGCATCTTGTCCGGGAACTCCTGTCTCACGTCGTTGTCGAGCACCGACGGAAGCACTCTGATGCTGTACGGCCGTGTTGCCATCTCTGGCGAATACACGCCGATGACTATCGTACCTGTCTGCATCATATAAGCAGGGATCTGGACTATGTTCTGATTGTCCATCAGCGTGATGTCCTCGTAGTCCTTTGCACGCTCCCTTCTGAGCCTGACCGTCTTTATCTGATCGTCCCACTCGTCATCGAAGTCGAAGACGAGATAGTAGTCCGTATTCTCGCTTAATATCGCAGTAGTCGCCTTAGCGTCTATCGGATATATGACTCTTTCTTTGATTCTGAATTTAAGATCCATAGTGTCTCCACCTCCTAAAACTCACCATACACAAAAGAGGAGAGCGATGCTCCCCCCTGTCGTTTATGCTGTTCTCTTCCACATGTATACCGCAAGATACGGTGGTAAATTTTCATGTGCCGTTGCAGCCCCACCTGAACCACCTGCATAACCCGTATTGTTTGCGTTAGTAGTATGTGAATGAGAACCACCTGTGTTAGAAGCTCCAGTATAAGCACTGTTTTTACTAGACGTAGTACGTGATTCACCTGCATAAGTTATCGGATTGTCACTTGTGCTTTTACTTCCAGTTGCCACATTACAAACCTGTAACGACGGCTTAAAACCACCGTATGTACTCATACTCAATTGCGGGATACTGTGTCTATGATATGGCATATTCTCAGCACTAAGTGTCACAGTTTTTTTACCGCCTGTAGTACCTGCAGTAAGATTCAACGCCGCATCACCAGACGCTCCATTACTACCCTGAGCAACAAGAAACCTGCCTTGTATCGGCGCCCATGTTCCGCCGAACAGAATCCCGGGATCCGTGCTGTTCACGCTCATATAGATCGAGCCGACCGGATATATGTCATCGAAGGTCAAGCGACTCCGCTGTCCTACATCTTTTTCTATTCCTATCAGATTATCTTCTATTCCTGTCAGATTATCTTCTATGCCTGTGAGATAAAGCTCGAGCTGTTCTTTCAGATACTTGAGTTGTTCTTCGGCCGAGTCGCCTGTCCTCAGATCGAGTACGAATGCCATGCTACATCTCACTCCCTTCTCTGTACTCACGAGCGAGAGACTCGATCAGGCAGTATCCCTTGCCTTCGAGTTTGATGCGGAACTTGTCGCACCGTCTGGGAATGATGGGAACGTACATCGCTCTTTTCTTCTCCGAGAAGATATGCTGAACCTTTTCCCACTCTCCGCTCTCATCTATCATGATCGAGATAGTCAGATCCGCGCCTTCATCCATCTTCATTCTGAGCTGCATCCTCGAGTAGATCTTCTTGTTCTCGATGTATTCGTCAAAGTCTCCGAACACTGCATACCACTCCACGTCCTTGTCGCTCGTCAGGACGCTCTGATTTCCGACTACAGCGTCCCTTGCGATAATGGGAACGTCTGCATCTATGACCATGAGATAAGGTTTGTCATGGTCGATGTAGAGCATCTTACCCAAATGGTAAGCGAAGTCGTCGATATGGGAGTGATCCTCTTTGTGCCACATGACCTTCTGCACGTCAAACGTGAACATGTCCCACTCGCCTTCTCTGTCGCATGACTCCATGCTGAAGTAGATCTTCATGCCGTTCGTGCCTGCGACTACGTTCTTATACTTGGCAGTTCCGAAGTGTTCGCTGATAAGTTCAGGCACGTTGCCGGAGTATGCCATGATGCCGAGCCTCGACTTATAGAAGACCGTGTTGTTGACTACAGCGATGCTCCGGGAAGATCCTTCTTCCACGCTCTGAGCCTCGATAGTATTTATCTGATAGTTCGCAGGTTTCGTTCCGTAAAGCCTGTGAATGTAGTCCTCTTTGAAGAAACAGAGATGCGCGCCGTATGCGCAGCATCCTGTCCATTTTCCGTCTGTCGCCACGCTGACGGCATACGAGTTCCCCGAGAGAGCCTCGTGATAGTCATACCAGTTCGTCGGATCGCCCTGCTTACATGCGTAGATAGCGTTCTCGGCATCGCATGTACCCCAGAGCCTGTTGTCCGACTCCATCACATGGGACAGATCAGGGCAGGATCTCTTGATAGTCAGATGACCGTCCTCGAACTCTTCCGATGCTGTCGTTGCCTGAAACGATGACGGTGGAAAACCGAGAGTGATCTCATAGCGATAGAGATCATCGATTACCCATCCCAAGTTACTGATAGACACCGACTGGATGACTGCCGTGATATTGTTCTCGGGATGCGTCACAAAACCAGAGATGCTCACTGCATCCCCTTCTTTGAACCTGAGTGCGTCATAATACTCGCTATGCCCGATTATTAGCTGATACTCCCACGATGTTATTACCTGAAAAGTAATAAACTGCTTATCATCATCTGAGTCCCGGGATATAGGCTGAATATCATATCCATGTTTGCCGTCTGTCTGCCAGTCCGTCCAGAGCGGCGTAGATCCATAGATAAAGGCCTCGTTTTCGATATGCCCCCACTTGTACCCTGACTCCGCTTCGATCACCATAGGATCTCTCACGTCGAACCATATCTTGTCTGGGAAGATACAGATCTTGTTATTGATAGCGACCATCGTTTTCTCTTCACCGTCATCCGACAGCGTGATGTAGTCGATAAGCTTCGGGGATCCGTCTGCATTCTCACCGTAGTAGAAGTTCGTGCCGTCAATGACAGCGAGCTTTCCGTTTCTCGACAGAAGCGTCGACGGATTCCTGAACATGTTCAGGTTAGCGATCATCTGCTCGCCGTCGTACTCCGCCTTGTAGATGCCTCTCGGTTTACGCTGAGAGACGAACGGAAAATTGTCAGACGACAGATTCAGCATGTCTCGCATGTCTCCGTCGTCTATCGTCGGTGAATCATTGAATGATCCAAACTGTATTATCTGTTTTTTCGCCGGAGCGTCATCTGTATCGAATAATGGAAGCTGATACATGTCTCTTCTCCTTTACCAATAATTCCTGATGCGTGTCGCTTTTCTCACGGCAGTCGTGCCGTACTTTCTCTTGTACCATGCAGCGAACGCCTGATACGTGCTGTTGAACATCTGAGAGTTGTAGTTGTAAGAACTGAACTCTTTGTTGTTGTAGTCGATCATCGCCTTGAGATAATGCACGTAGCACTCGCTGTACGGCTCTGTGATGAGAAGTTCCTTATCGCCGTCATCCTTCCACGAGTACTCGACAGCGTCCTCGGGATCCACGCCCATGATCTCGACCTGAGCAGTCTTCTCGATCTGGCTGATCCATTTTGCGAGCGTGTCGTCGCTGTAGGCGTTCGGTTTCTCCGCCTTCGCTCTTTCTATCGCCTCAACAAGTTTCATTCTGAATCCTCCTGATTTATGAATTGATCGCCGTCTCTATCGCATTGTAGAGTTCGGCAGTTATCACGTCTCCGTCATCTATAGTCCTCTCAAGTCCGAGAGCATCGCATACCGCCTGAATCTCCTCGTTCGTCACGGTGTCACCCGGGAGCGTGATGTTCTCGTATACCTCGGTCTCTTTGAATGAGCTATTCACCACACCTGTGAACTGTTTGCACCTGTTCCACTCCTCGGCAGTGACTATGGCCGCTCCGCCCTGAATCTTCGGGACTGTCCATGCGAAGCGTGTGTACATCATCGCCGAGAGTCTGTTCGACTCGTTGAACTGAGTAGCAGGGACTTGCGTAGAATACGCTCTGACAAAGAACGTCACCTCTCTCGATTCTGTAAGATCTACCTCGGCGACAGTGACTTCGGTATATCCCTGAGATGGAGCCGCAGTCGTCTGGATCCCGGTGTCTTTTGCATGTCCGTCCTCGTCGATGTAGAATAGTTTGTAGTACGAGTTCGACTTGACTGCCGTGACATTCCAGTAGACTTTCGCCGTATGCGACGTGCCTTCTATCTGAACATCCGTCACCGCAGGAACTGAGAGATAAGAACTCATCGCAGGAGTCTTGAACTGTCCTGCCGATACGTTGCTCGCTCCGAGATATTCTTTGCCGTTGTAAACCTGATATATCGAATACCTGACAGCATACAGAGTATCTTGTTGAAGGCCGGTGATCTCGAACGTCTGCTCGAACGACGATGCCGTCGAACTGCTCCCATTGAGAGTGAATGTTTTCTTCGTCGCTTTCGCCCACTCCGCTTCTGCAGGAGACCATGCTCCCCAACTGCCGTTTACTGTGATATTTGATGCAAGGATCTGAGCATAGACCTTGTATATGGCATTCGATCTGTGTTTAAGGACTTTGACTTTGAGCTGACCTGTGTTGTAACTTTTCGCAGCCACCGACTGCGATGTGGATATAGGGCCTGTTATGAGTCCTCTGGCAGAATAAGCCGTGTCGTTGACCCAACTGCCATTTATGTAATGGTCGCCTCTTCCTTCAAAGCGCATCTCGCAGTTAGGCGGAAGATTGTCCCAAGTAAACTCAGCACCTCTTCCGACAAAGCTGTTTGACTTCGTCACCCAAGTGCTTCCGTTCCATGATTTCGGAGCGTACCTTATGCCAAGCTGAGCACCGCTCCTGTCGTGAAGCACCATCACGCCCTGCCACCGTCTCATATATTCAGATACTGAGTTGAGCGTCCATGTGACCTTCACGCTCTTCTCGTCGACTTTCGTTAATGTTGTAGGCATCTTGATCCTCCTATGCGAACGTCAGATTCGCCGTGCTGACCCACGCTTCTCCATCGTAGAACTTGATGCAGTTATCGTTTGTCATGTCGATCCAGAGAAGATCTGTGTCTGTCGGTGCTACGGTATCTGCTATCCACTGACGTTTATTTGCTTCGACGTTTCCGAGTGCTGATCCGATGTATATCGAATTAGTATCCGTCGCAAAGTACAGTTCACCGGGAGCGAGACTTGATGGCATAGCCGAAAGCAGTCCTCTCCTGATCTGTATCGTGCTGTCGTCGCCGTCTATGTTTGCCAGTCTCGACTCGAACTCAGGTCTCATGACGATGATCCGAGCGAGGTCATCGCCTATCGTGACGCTCTGAGCAAGTTCCGCCCATCTCTGAGCCGTCTCGGCATAGCCTCTCGCAAGTTCGTTGAGAGCATTTGCAGTCGCCACGATGCCGTCTGTTTCGCTTACACGTGCGTTTTCTGCGAGCACCCTTGCCTGCTCTGCTATCTGCCTTAATTGTTCGGCAGAGACCATCTCAGCGCCTCTCGCAAGGATGTTCATTATCGAGTCCCACTCAGGTATCGACTGTGCTTCCTCTTCCGTCAGCCATGATGCGTTCGCCTCATAGACGTAGTAGTTGAGACGTGCCGTGCTGAGCACCGTCGTGCCGTCATATATCCTTATCGTCATGAAGTGCATACCACTGACAAGTACCGCCTGTCCGCTGAGTATGAACGAGATCTGACCGTTCTCCGGATTGACCACCTGCAGTCTCTCGCCTACACCGTACGACAGGAATGTCTCGTCAGGCTTTTTGATGAAGACCTCGATGTCCGTGTAGTCGGTGAAGTCAAACGGATCCGAGCCGTCCATCAGACGGATGTTGAACTTGTTTGCACCGTCCATCTGATCGACGACGCACTGTTCGATGCCCCGGATGATGTCGATGTGGTTTTCCTTTATCTGAAGATCTACATTAAATTCCTTGTAGTTCATTTCATTCTCCTTAAAAACAGAGGGCGATGTCGCCACCGCCCTCCTACTCATGAGCTATTTACTGTAGTTCAGCCGCCCTGCTCTTTGAAGTCAGTTCTTTGATGAGCATCTGAGTGCTCCTTCTCTGCTCTTCAGAGTGCTGAAGGACTTCAGCGAACTTGCGTTTCACCTTTACCGGCACGCCGCGCTGTATCTGACATCTCTCACCATTTACAGTGACGACTACATCGTCGCTGTATTTGTCGTTGTCAGCGAACAGCTCGATCTCGACGTATTCCTCAGGATCCGGCAGTATCGACTTCCTTTCGCTTTTCGGTTCAGCTTTCTTTGCAGTTTTTTTTGCAGCCATGATGTTTCTCCTTTCCGACTATGCGGATGCAGCAGACTCGATTCTGACCATGAACGATTCCACGAGGATCTCAGCCGTCTTGATGGCTTTCCATCCGACTGTCGCTCTCTGATTCAGCGGATCTGCGGTTCCGCCCGAGCCGAGCTGTTTGACGATGTGCTGCAGACCGCCGCCCTCGACCTCTGTTACGCCGTAAGCGTTCGCGCCGAGGATGAGCGTGCTGTATACGTCGACAGTCGATTCCGGGATAGCTACATCTGCCGTGAGAGCATATACACCGTCCGAAAGTTCGTAGTATGTGCCGATGTCCGCAACTGCAGGCTCAGCGACTATTGTGCCAACTACCTCGTAGTAAGAGCCGAGATTGGCCTTGAGCGGACTTGCGACGGCCGAATAAACGCTGTTCGAGACTGTGTAATATGTCTTTGTTGAGTCTACCTCAGTGTCTGCGGTCTTTGCTCCCTCGAGAGTGTAGTACACTTTCGACGGATAGCCTGCATCTTCCCAGACCTTCGCTTCAGTCGTCTCTACGAATCTTACTCCGTGGATCTTTCCGATCTCGCCCTCAAAGAGCTGAGTCGAGCCGGCATAGAGCGATGCGTCGATCCAGTCCTTGTCAGCCATGATGTCGTAGGATACGTTCGGACAGATGATGCCGATCCAGTTTCCGTCGATCTTCTTTGCGTTCGCATTCTTCAGATCTCTGACGGCCTTCTTGATGTCTGTCACTGTCAGGACATCCGTCGCTGTGATCGCCTGTCTCGAAGTTTTGCTTCCTGCGTATCTGACAGATGTTCCTGCATTGAGTTCTTCTCTTGTTACCCAGTCAAGCGTTTCACCTGCCTGCTGACCGAGAAGTTCTGTCGCCTCGACCATGTTGTTGTCGATGGCCGTCAGAAGCAGTACGTCGGACAGTGTTACATAGTCACCGTACTGATTGACCTGAGCTGTGACTGTTTTTACGTTCAGGTTTCTGCCGTCCGGTGTTACGCCCTCAGTGATGGGAGTCGTAGCCTTCGGGAACGGATCATACTTTCTGAACTCGATGGTTTTACCGCCGTTCTTCGGAATCGGGTGCTTCTGGCCAAACTGATCGTGAACGAGAAGCGGCTTTGCATTATCGATGAGATAGTCCGAATAGAAAGTTTTCATCTCCGGACTCAGATCGTTATACGGCGGAGTCGTGTTGTTGTTTTTCAGCGTCGTCTGAACATTCAGATTACCGTCATGGATGTGAAGATCCATTACATAGTCTTTTACTATAAACATTTTGGTTTCTCCTTCCTGTTATCTCAGCGGATGACAGGAACGGTTCTTAAAACTTGATCGTCTCGCCCTTATGGACTCTCTTGACGATCTCCTTCCTGTCAGCCGCAGTAAGTTTACTCGGATCTGACTTTCGAATAACTCCTGCCTGTTCGGACAGACCATTCTCTGCAGGTCTCATGCCACGTGCTCTGATGGTCTCGACAGTCTGATTGCGGACTGCCTCTCCGACCTGCTGAGCTGTGGATGTCATGAGTTCGCCGAGATGAAGAGTTTCGTACGCTGTCTTCACGTCGACACCTGCCGACAGCAAACTGATGAACTTGTTCGAGCCGTCTTCCTCGTCATGGGCCTCGACCTCGGATGCGAGATCGAAGTTCGGGTAGATCTCTTTGAGAGCCTCTGCCTGATTCTCCCAGTCAGTGTAAGTAGCCTGTGCCTGAGCGTTCCTGTCACGTTCAGCCTGCTCCGCTTCCATCTGCTGAAGCCGTCTCTGCTGATCCATGTACACGGAATACTGCTCGACTGTCATGCCCATCTCGTCTGCAGCCTGTTCAAACATCTCGTTGTCATTCAGGACTCGTGTGCGTAGATCGCTCATGTCGTCTGTGCCGTAAAGGTCGACGAGCGGATTGATGACTGACTCGTAAGCCTCGATCTTGCTCTGAAGATCGCTCTGATTCTTGAACCGTCTATTGAGTGCCTGCTGAACACGCTGCTCATAGAGATCCTTGTAATCACCTTTGATGAGTCTCTCGAACTCAGCCTTGCGGTCTGCACCTTGCCCCTGCCCGGTAGCGACTCCGGATTGCGATGCATCCTGTGAACCTGCGGATGACTGCGATGCGCCGTCGTCAGCTTTTCCGTATTCCACTCTCTGCGTCGCTCTGCTCTGGGATGGCGAGTCCCCTTCACCGCCTGTGCCGTCTCCGCCTGCACCGTCGTGCAAGTGAAGATCGAGCACGAATGTTTTCAGGTCAAACATAAAAACCGTCCTTCCTGCAGTCTTTCCTGCGTGTCATTTTATTGCCTTTAAGAGCGTCTCCGCGCTCTATGTCACCATGTATAGCACAAGGGAAAAAACAATGCTCCCCCCTATAACTCCTGAATGTCGTTCGGATACCTTTTCATCATGTTCCTGAGGCCTTCTTTCGTCATCGTGAACGCTGTGGATACAGTCAGATTGTCCTGCATCGCCTCGCACTCCACGAACGAATGACCGCTGACAAAGTCTGCGTCGAATGAGTACGGATACCTCTTCGCAAGGAATATCGCAAGCGTCTGCAAAAGCGCCGATGCTCCTGCGCATATCACGTTGTCTTCGCCTTTAGCGTCCACGTGTCCGTCCGCCTCGATCCTTCTCCTGATCTTGTTTCCGACTGTCTCTTCCTCGATTTTGATTCTGAGCATTCTTATTCACCACCTATCTCGAACCCGGCACGGATGCCGATGCCACTCTTGCTCTCTGCTTCGCTGTTACACTGCTCTCGCCTTCGGATGCTTTCCTGATGTTGTCATCTGCTCCGCCCGACTGAACCTGTCTTGGCTGAGCCGCTGCCTGCTGAGCCTGTCCGCCCAGAAGTCCGCCTGCGGCCGCCGATGCCTGAAGGTTTGTTCCGTTCTGAGCATCGATGATGCCTGTGAGCTGAGCGAGCTGTTGCTGAAGCATCTGTATCGTAGCGAGCATCTGCTGATTCTGCTGAATCTTTCCGACGAGCTGATCCTTGCCTTCAAACTGCATCATGTCGAGCACCACGAGAGCCTGATCTGCGTTCTCAGGCACGAACAGTCCCATGCCGTATAATTCCTTTGCGAGTTCGTTTTGGCTGATTCTGCTGAAGGGAGACTGCTTCTGAGCGTTGACCTTGATGTCGAATATAGGCTTGCGTACAGCCTCGGGATCCTCTCCGTATGCGAGCACCTCGATAGCCTGCTCACGGATGTTGCGATTGTCGTACTCCTCAAACCTCTCCATGCCGTTCTCACCGACAATGCGGAAGAACCTCGGCTCATCGTAGAACTGCCTGATGAGTTCGAGCACGAGATAGTTGATCTCCTCGAATGCCTGATACGTCGTCTGTATCATGTCACGTGACAGTTTCGATCCTGCTTCCTGCAGTGCGGCGATAGCACTTGCCGCAGTGACACCTGCAGTCGTCGTACCCTGTGAGAAGTCACGGTTTCCTGATGTCTCTTTCAGCTCGTCGATCTTCATCTCCATGTAATTTGCGATGAACGCCGGGAGCGGAGACACGTCTATCTCACGGATCCTGTCCTCAGAGATGCTTCCTGCGACGTGTACAAAGTCATTGCTCCAGTCAGCAAACTCGTCCTCGTTGATGTCTGCACCGTCCTGAACAAAGTACCTCTTCTTGCCTGCCATCAGAGCATTTTTAACGATGATCTGATTGAGCTTGTCGATGTACATCTGCGGATCTTTCATGATGTCGATGTATCCGTATCCGCACGGCGAGCCTTCTATCGGGAACAGCGAGTCGAACACGAACGGATATTTTGCGTGCTCGTAGAATCCTCTGTCTGCGAGAGCAGGATCATTCTCGGATGCGTAAAGCACCTCTCCACAAGCGAACTTGCAGTACTGCACAACGTCACGTCCTGCGATGTTGTCTTTGTAGTACCAGTCGAAGACGACTGTCTTCTCGCTGTTGTCGATCTGGTCGTCCGTGATGTACTCCTTGATCTGAGCGTTGTCCGTACCTGTCTTGCCCACAAGGAACGGATACATGCTTTCCAGAACGTCGTTGTCCACAAGTTCGAGAGTGAAGATGTTCCGAGACTTCTGTATATCTTTCACACCCGGCTCCCAGAAGATGTTGAGAAGATCCACGCTCTTCACGTCGATGTCTCCGACTCCATTGTCCTTCGCAGGATTCCAGTACACGCCGTAGACGCTCGTACCGTGCTTCAGCTTGTACCACCAGTTGTTGGAGTACGTCGCCTTGAACCTGTTTCTCTCGAGGATGACAGGCATGATCTGACTGAGCAGTTCGGCATCCGACTTGTCTCCTTCCTCTCTCGGCAGCACGTTCGCTTCAGGATACGAGTCCATCGCATCTGCGTGCTTGTTCGCAAGCGAGTTGAACAGCCATGCCGATGTTGGTTTGGGATCTGCAGGATTCGCCTGACGCTTCTTTCCGTCCACCACGTCCCAGTGCCTCTGCTTCCACCACTGCTCGTGCTCGACTACTCTCGACTCGAGATTCGCCTTGCCGTCCTTGTATTTTATCCACGTTGCGAGTGCCTCAGTGACTTCCTCTGTGCCTATAGGGCCGAACCTTGCGTAGTCGGGATCCCCGGGCATCGTGCCTCGTCCGCTCTTCGGTGCTTCGCCTTCATCCGTGCCTATAGGTTTGCCGTCACGATCCACCTTGTCGCCTTCTGCTTTCGTGATCTGCTCGTTCTTCCATTCAGGTTTCATCTCAGTCCGTCTCGCGCCCGGCGGATCATGCGGATCAAAAGTCTTCGATCCTGCACTCTCAGACGGTGAGATGTCTCTGACCTGCTTGTCAGTTTGTTTTTTCTTAGCCATGATTCTCTCTCCCCTGCTAAGTCCTGATAAAGTTATACCTGTCGTATGTCACTCCACGCTGATCCGCAATGAGATCAAGCGGATCCTCGATGTCCTGCATCGTAGTATCAGTCGCTGCATTGAACCTCGGATTGATCGGATGCTCCATGCACACGTATCGCCACTCGTCGTAGTTGTGGTCTTCCATCGAAGTGTCCACGTCCTCGACATGAGTCTCCGAGTATACGAGCGTCGGGATGCACCTGATGAACTGTCTGCACGTCTTGAACGTGTAGAACATCGGTATCCCACGCTCATCGAATGCGAGTCTGTAATGACACTGCATCTTTCCCGGCAGTCTCTTGTGGTCTCCTGCTTCCCAGAAGACACGCCTTCTCTCCATCATGCGAGCGATGCTCTCGCCTTTGCTCTCCTCGAAGATGGCAGGATCTGCGATGCCCCTGATCGATGACGGCTTGCGTCCCTTGAGATTGGGATCCGTCTCCTCGATCTCTTTGATCTTGTCTGCTATCTCCTCGACTGTCCACTTCACACCTTCGTTCGGTGTCTGCGTGCATCCGTACAGTTCTGCGATGCGATACATCCGTCCGTCATGGTCGATGGCGAACCATCCGACCGAGAACGGCTTGCTGTATCCGAAGTCGAATCCACGGTACACCTTCCACGTCTCCGGCACGATGAACGGATTGATGACATGCGTCCACTTGCGGTCTTGGTAGTGAGCAGGATCATTCTTCCACTCGCTGAATACCTGTCCCGAGAAACTGTCCCAGTCTCCGTACAGCAGTGCCTTGCGTTCTGCTTCAGGCATCATCGCAAGGCTTGCCAGATAGTTCGGATCGTTCTTCAGCAGTTCCTGATTGTCGAATACTGTCGCAGGAACGAATATCCTCTTGCGTTTGAGTTCTATCGGCTTGCCGTCTGGAGCGATGACAGTCAGATCTGTCTTTATCGGTGTCAGCGGCTCTGCGGCAGTGATGAATCTGTCCTTGACCCATCCATGACCGACTCCGCCCGGGTTAGTCGTCGAGCGGATGTAGACACGTGTGCCTGCTCCGTTCGGTCTGTTCCTCGAGAACATGTAGCTGTACTCGTCCCATGTGAAGTGAGTAAGCTCATCGAATGCGATGAAGTCGTAGCGTTTGCCCTGATAGTTCTTGCGGTCTTTCGTGTACTGCATCGAGCCGAAGAAGATCTTCGCTCCTGATGGGAACGTCCACACGTGCTTCGAGTCGTTGTAGTTCGCTCTCGGAAACGCTGCCTTGTAGATCTCGTAGCTCCTGTCGATGAGTTCTGTGAGCTGAGGATATGTCTTCCTGAAGATGATGGCCCGGTAATGCGGTATGTCCACCTGCCTCAGTGCTTCTGCGAGCAGTGCGTCGCTTTTGCCACCGCCTGCCGCTCCACCGTACAGTGCTTCCCACTCAGGTCTCTGCATGAACCGAACCTGCTGTGGCTGTGGTTTCCAGATGATCCTTGCTTCACTCTTCATCGCCTGACTCCTCATTCAGCACCTCAGCGACGATGACGACACCTGTGTTATCTTCGTCCGCCTCGACTACGTTCGCTCGTCTCTCGTCAAGTTCGAGCTTCCTGCGTGCAAGTTTGAGTTGCTCACGCTTCTCAGCATCGAGCACCATGTCCATGCTCCTGATGTCACGCTGTATCTTGACGACCGTCTGCAGTGCGTACGCAGCATCCCTGAGAGCCTTCATGTCAGTCTTATCGAACACGTACTCGACAGTCTGAGTGATTCCATCTCCCACGGACTCAGTCAGCACGTAGCGATTGAACTGCTTCGGATCCTTCAGTGCCTTGTCAAGAACCGTGCTGATCTGGGCAGCGACCCTGAGTTCCTTCGCTATCTCGTTCGCGCGTTTATCGCTCGCTTTTTGTATTGCCTTTTTTCGTGTTCTTGTCCTGAACTTCTCACGCTCTTTCGTCCACTTTTGTTCGGCAGCGACATTGCCCAAAGTCGACTTATTGACACCGTACTTTTCAGCAAGCTTCCGATAGCTGATGTCGCCTGTCACATATTCAGTTTGGATCTTTTCCCAGTCGACTTTGCGTGCCATGATTCCTCCTCCTGATTTAGAAAATCACACTTTGAAAAAAATTGCTCCCCCCTATGGGAAAGAGAGGTCATCTCTGACCTCTCGCCTGTTTGTGTGCTTCGATTATTTCCCGGTCTCTCGGTCTGAGTTCCGCCTCGGGAGTAGCAAGACTCCACTTGGCGCACCAGTACGGACAGCCGGGCAGCCGTTCTTCCTGCATCTCGCATCTCGGGCATCCTCGTGCCGATTCCACCGATGCGATGTCGTCGATATAGTCGTCCATAGCCTACTCCTCCGGGATGACCCTGAGATCGATCTCTTCGATCTCCGCTCTGACCTCGAGACACTTCAGATAGTTGCCCATGTATGCGAGCTGTCTGTTGAGCATCTCGAGCGAGCACTTCGGTCTGAACCTGCATGTGCCTGCTTCCGTCTCCACTGCGATCCTGTGGAGTCTGTCGTATCTGATCTTCGTCTGCCAGTACTCCGCAATGAATCTCGTCTTGTAGTTGTCGCTGAGCATCAGCCTTGCTGTGTCAGCCATCGTGATCTTAGTCATGTTCTTATACCTCCTGAATCCTGAATCCTTTGTCCATCATGAGTTTTTTCTTGAGCTGATATACCGAATTCTTCTTCGTCGCCTCGCTCTTCACGTCTTCGACGATGAAGTTGCCTGCCGAGTCGTAGTATGTGAAGTCTGCCTTGTAGACAGTCCCTGTCACTCTCTCACCGTCCGGGAGAGTGTACGCTTCCCTGAGCGTGAAGTTGTGCTGAAGTTTCAGATCCGAGATGAGACCTGCTTCCTGCATCCCGAGAAGTTCCATGAACCGTCTGTACTCTTTCTTCGAGTCGAACTTCAGTCCGTCAATCTCGACTCGTTTGTTGCCGTACTTGCTTTTCTTCTGCTTCGGAACTACGTCATGCGCCCTGAACGTCTTCTTCTGCTGAGCCTCGAGTTTCTCCTTCGCCTGCTTCCGATACTTCTCCGGAAGATCCTCTATCGTCGTCATCTTCTGCCTCCTTCTGCACTATGACTATCCTTATCGCATTCTGTCCTTCGACGATCTCGTAGCTCGTCTCGAACCTTTTCGCATACTCACGGATCTCACCGAGAGAAAATACGTCGTCTGCATCCGCACTGCTGAACCTTGTGAGCATCGTGCCGATGAGAGCGTACAGTCCTCGTTCCTTCTCCCGGAAGATGATCTCGTTCTCTTTGACTTTCCTCTCGAGCCTGTCCTGCTTCTCAGCCGATGTGACTATCTTGTGCTTGAGTGCATAGATCTCACGCTCGTTTTCTTTGAGTCTGGATCTCATCTTGCCGAGTCTGCGTTTGATCCGAGTGATCTCATTCGCCTTCGACTCGTTGAACAGTTCGAGCATCCTGATCTTATCCTTCGGTCTTCCGTCCTGCTGAGACTCGTAGAACTGATCGAGTCTTTTTGCGTACTGACACGATTTCCAGTCCGAGCAGCAGTAACTGACCATCTGATCCTGCTTGCGTTCTGCCTCGAAGAACTCTCTGATGCAGTCCTCGCACGTTATGGCAGTCGTCTTCTCTGCGATGAAGTACGGACATAGCACGTAGTTTCCGTTTGGCATTTTCATTCGCCCCCTTTAGCGATCTTCAGATTCCTGATATACTCATCGAACTTCGCACGCTCCACTTCCTGCCTGCGTTGTTCTGCTTCCGACAGTTCATGTTTCTGCTCCGGCTGAGCAGTCTTTCTTTTCTTCGGCCATCCATCCTGCTCTGCGATCCTCAGGATGAGAGCGTAGTGATTGCTGTATGACCTCTGGGCATTAGCGAGATAGTACGACACGGAATTGATAAGCTTGGAGTGATCCTGATAAGTGTCTTGGATGTCTTTATACTCGGCATCTGAAAGAGACACATTAGAGAGTTTCCCGAAGAGGGAGTGAGAGGAGTCCTCGCGCGCGCGCGCGATATGTTTAATATTATATATATATTCCTCTCTCTCTCTTTTCTTATCATTCTTATCATTCTTTTCCTTCTTGTTCTGTTGGTCACTTGTTGGTCGTTTGTTGGTCACTTGTTGGTCACTTTGTTGGTCGTTCTGTTGGTCACTTGCCGAAGTCCTATCTTGATATTTGCTGTAATTTTCAACGGTTATGACAGTATATTTGTTGGTCGTTTTGGTGGTCACTTCGTTGGTCGATTTTAGGTGGTTTATTGCTGTCCTCACCGCACGCTCTGAAATTCCAAGCTCTTCAGCCATCTTTTTCCTTGTCGTCACCCACTGTCCTCTCTTTATGATCTGACCTCGCCATTCTCTGTCTTCATGGTTTGCGTTGATGAGTATATGGAAGAAAACCCGGAACGTGTTTGGATCCTTATACCATCCCCACTTCACTATCTGTCTGTGTATCTTTACGAATCCGTTCATCTTCCCCCGACTGATATGTCTCCTCCTTTATATCCACCGGATGAAGCAGTCCCATCAGAGACGGCGGATCTGCTTCTTCATGTACCTTCTTTTCCTTCTTCTCCTCATGCCTGTGAAGGTTTATGACCTTGCTGTCATCCCTTGCGTAAAACGATACGAACTCGTCTGCCTGCTGCCTCGACAGATGCGTCCTTTTTACTCTCGACTCGTAAGCGAACTCACCTGCCTCGAACTTCTTTCTCATACGCTCCTCAAGCTCCTGCTCGTCGTAGTTTGCCTCAATGAAGTAGTAGTCGAGTCCACAAAACTCAGAGCCTGTGAGATGGTCTGTCGTGCCTGTGTCCGTCATGTAAAGCACGCTCTCGGAATTGATCTCGATGATCCATCCCACGTTCGGAACGTCATGCTCCAATGGGAACGAGCGGATGCTCGCAAGTCCGTAGTCATACGTCTGCCCTTCCTCGATGATGTCGACTCTCTTCGTCTGGACTTTGCACTCTTTCACGAGATCCTCTGCCAGATAACCCGGACAGGCGAACCTCACCATCGGATGATCCTGAGCGAGCTTCTTTATTGTCGGGATCTTAAAGTGATCCGAGTGTCTGTGCGTCAGAAGCACGAGTCCTATGACCTCACCTGCAAGTTCTTTATATCCCACTCCGCAGTCGACGAGAACGCCGTTCTCAAGGAGCAGGGCATTGCCACTGCTCCCTGTGCCTATCACTTTATATTTCATCGCTCTCAGCCTGATTCAGAGCCTCTGCGAGTGCATCCATGTCGAGCTGACTGCTTCCTTCTATGACTCCGTCCTCATCTACATCCAAAGGCTTGAATCCTTCAGGCAGTTTCTCCGGCTCACTCTGGATCTGCTTTGTCCCGAGTGACGTGTCGAAGTAGTCCTCGACCTTTGCCATGCCGTCTCTGAGCGACGTGTAGATCCTCGACAGTTTGATGAACGCCTGCTCTGTGAACGCGCTGATGTTCATGCCGATGTTCTGCTCAAGCATGTCTACAGTCACACCGTACTGCTGATAGAAGGCCTGAGCCATATCCTGAATACGCTCTGAGAGAGGCTTATCTCCTCTCTGAAGCGTTTTTTCGCATTCAGCGAGCGCTGTATCCACCACGTCTCCCGGGATGACTCCGAGGATGCACGCACGCTGTCTCCTCGCGCCCTGATTCGCTATCAGTTCATATATGTCTCTCGTGTCTGTGAGCACCTGAGAGCCACGTTTTGTCTCTCTGACGTGCTTGACTGTGAACGTCTTCGTCTGTCTGTAGTTGGTCTCGAGATCCCATGCGTAAGCCATAGCCGACGACTCTCCGTCACGTCTCTCGAGTTCGATGACACCTGTGTCTATGTTGCCCCATGCCTGAGCGATAGCCTCAGCGAGTCTTATCGATGCTCCTGTCACCTTTGTGCCGCCTCTGGGATACTCATACACTGCCGCCTCTGCGAGTGCTTTTCTCCTGCATGACATGATGACGTTGTTCATTGACCTCGAGATGTCTCTCGGGAACTGCTTTGCCATAAAGACAGCGGCCTGCACTTCCTGTCCCTGTCTTCCGATAAGCGCCTGAGTCTGTGCGTTCGGTCTGATCTCTGCAGCCGTTCTTTCCATCGGTGCATTGTTTCTCTCTTCCATGTACAGCATTCTCTTAACCCTCCTGTTTTATCTGTTCGTACCTATATCCATTCTCCTTCATGAAGCTGACGAGCTGAGCCAGTTCTTCGACGGATCCGTAAACCTTGAACGAGATGAAATGCTCTCTGTGCGGTTCATCTACTATCTCTGCCGGATACTTCGCCTGCCTCGGTGCTGAGAAATGCGATCTCACTTCCTCGTCGTGCCTTGCTTCTTCTTCCTTCTTCGCCTGTCTCTCGGCCTCTGCTTTTCTCTCAGCCTCTTCTCTTGCGATGCGGTCTGAGACTGTCGTTATCGCTCTCGATACGTTCAGCGTCCTCTTGTATTCTGCGAGGATCTCAGCCTTGTGATCCTGAGTCGAGATGAGTTCGAGATCGTCCGTGATGTGATCGAGGAACTCTTTCGCCTGTTCCTTCAGTTTCTTCTTCGAGTCAGACAGTCCGACTCTGATCTGAGCGTCTTCCCATCTCACAAAATCAAGTTCGAGACTCTGCCTGTACTCCTCGAAGTACGCTGTGATCTCAGCTTCCTTTTCATCTTTCAGCACCTGCTCGACCTCACCGATCTTCGTCTTCAGTTCCTGATCTGCAATCGCATACTTCTTCTTGACGTTCTCGTTGTATGCTGTCTCGACCAGTTCCCACGGAGTCAGCACTCTGATCTTTACAGTCTTGAACTCATCTGCATAGAGTTTCGCTTCCTTGTTCAGCTCTGCCCTGACCTTCTTGATGTCCTTATAGTTGTCCTCGGTGACGACCATCGCCTGACACGCCTTCACCTTCTCTTCGATCTCAGCGCCCTTCTCTCTGAACTTCTCCTCGAGAACAGGTAACTGTTTTACGGTTATTAGTTCTGCCATGTTTTCTCTCCCTTCTTTTTCCTCGATCGCCTTCAGCCTCTTGGCGATCTCATATACCACGTTTACTGTCACACTGTTTCCTGCCTGCTTATATAACTGAGAGTCTGAGTTGACCTCAGCCGCTCTCTCGAAATATTCATCCGGGAATCCCTGCAGCCTGAAACATTCCTTCGGTGTCAGTTTTCTGATCCTGACCTGTGTACCATCGTCAAGAAGAACTCCGTGTCTGTCCTGAGCAGTCACCGTGAAAGCCTCCTCTCCATCTTCTTTGAATCTGCGACCCTGCTGTCTCTTCTTTTCTCTCTCCGGAGTCAGGCACGCTCTTACTATCTTCGGCATCCTGTTTCCTCCTCCGCACGAATCGAGCGTCGGACTGATTCCTTCCTCGCTATAGATCCTGCCTGCCTGTGGGTTTGGCTCTCTCTCGGTTCCGTAGATCTGGCCGACCTGCATCACCTTGAGTCCGTCTCTTCCGCTCCTGAGCGTCGGTGCTGTCTCATCGTAGAACCGGGGATCCCTGTTCGCATACGTGTCATCCACTATCTCGACGACTCCGACTTCACATCCAGTGTCGAGCGTCGGGGATGTCTCACCGTCATCGACGACTCTGCCTCTTCTCGTCTTACTTTCCGGATAGCTCAGACTCATCACCCCCCCCGATCTGATTAGCGTGAAACCCTGCTTCGTTGCATTCTTCACTCTGATCTTCTTCATCTTCCATTACCATTTAGTCATCCACGAGTACCTGAAGCGTCCTGTCTTCCGCATCGAGGCCGAGCACTTCTCTGTTGTTCAGCGTCGTCGGGATGCTGTTTCTTCCGTCATACTTTGCGATAAGCTTTCCGCCTGTGTCATACACTTCGAGATCGATGCTCTCGTTCGTTATCTCCATGATGTCTATAAGCCTCATTTTTCTTCTCCTTCCTGAGTTTTCCGATAAGCGTCTTCCAAATAGATCCAAGCCGTCTGTATCCCTATGTCGAGCCTGTCCATGTACTGTTTGATAAGCTCGTATGCCTTCAGTAATTCGTTCATCTCTCTTCCCTCACCTCTCATATCTGCTTTGATAAGGACAATTCTGTCCCTTGCAAAATCAATTTGCTTTACAGTTGCACAATTCATTCGCCCTCACCGCCTTTGTAGTTTGTTCTGTTGCTTGTATATGTCTTCGGGAAAGATGATGGATTTACACAAGCGGTAATTTTGCAATAGCCCAATTCGTTTGCAAGCCCGCACATCACTTGTTTTGATTTGCAGTATCTCTTTATTGGCTCTGCTTTCGTATATGTCATTCCTCGACTTCCTCGTACGTTTCCTCAAAGATATCTGGCTTGCATGGATACGGCTCACCGTGTACACCCGTGATTATCCAGTCTCCGATATTTGCGTGCATAGTTCCCTCTAATGTGTCAATGTCCATTTCCTTATCGGTCTGATACGCTTCTATAACGACTGGTTTCTTTCTGAATGTCCGCATTTTCTTTGTTGCAATTATCTGTCTCGCTTCTTCTCTCGTCATTCCTCGCTCCTTTCCGTCTCGGATATAATGTCACGCCATTCTGCTCTCGCTTCTTCTTCTGTCATTTCACCGCTTTCCACAAGACGGTCTAATCTGTCATACAACAAAAATAATTCAAAGTCGTTCATCACTCGCTCCTTTCTCCGTATGAGCAAAAGTCATCGTCCGTCCTCTTCGGCTTCAGGCTTTGACTTCTTCCTGCTGAGAGTCCTTCCTGTGAAATCCGTTCACTTTGAGTACCCCCCCCGATTCAATCGGATAAACACCGTTTGAACGGCGATCCGCTCCGAGCAGCGTATTTGCCACTACTGGCTCAGCACCTTGCTGTCCTTGTAACTGAGAAGCCT